TTAGCCGGTTACACGTGTAGGGAGCGGGTGCCAGCCTTTGACGCTGTTCGCATTGGTGCCGTAATAGCAAGACGCGCCAGGGGCGGCGGTATCGCCTTCTAGGCGCAGTGTGGCCAAGCCGCTGGCTAATGTGCCTACCATGTTGAGCGAGTCGATGGCTTGAAGCTGTGCCGCTGGTGTGCCGCTATGCACGGAGCTGAGCGCTGTCTGTAATGCGCTCATCTGCTGTTGCAGTTGCAAGAGTGTCTGCCTGGTTTCGCTGGAGGCTAACGAAGCTAAATACGCGCGCCAGCTTCGCGCCACACATCCGGCAGCGTCTAAAAAAGGCTCGTTAGCGTGCGGTATCTGGCTCATGCTGTGGTCGGCCCAAAGGCGATCCAATCAAACGGGATATTGGAAGTGATCCTGTCCGAGTTTTTTTCTTTGCTATCGGCAATCACAAAATTGAAATGAACGCCGGTAGTGGATGCGTTGCTAGCGCTTTCCGCCACAAGGCCGTTAGCGGTCGCAAGCGCAGACGTAACGCTGGCTTTTATGAAATAAGGCAGGCCGCTAAACGGTGTTGGAAAGGTGATTATCTTTACCGTGGAATAATTTCCAGTGGCGGGGGCCACATCACGCCCCCACTGAATCATCAAGGTTCCTAGCTTTAGTGAATCTACGCCAATCGTGTACGGCGCTGCGGGGGCGCTGGGCAGTGACTGCCACAGCAGGTTAGCGCCATCCGTGCCTAATATTTTTCCGCTCATTCCTGCTGGGTCGGGAACTTCTCGCACGGCGGCCCATAGCAGCACCGCGCCATTGTTAGTTAGGTATTTGCTCGACTCCAGCGCAGGAATGGTGGTCCCGCCGCCGCCTGGAATACTCACGTTATCGGCCTCACCTTGCTTCACGCCGAGCACGTCAAACACTTCCACGAAATACGCGCCCTCTCCCCAGATATCTACATTGGGGCGGCCTGAGCTATCTAAGGGAATCACGGCACCATTGTTCACCGATAGCGTTTGATCGCTATAGACGTTACGCGGTGTTGTGGTGCCTGCATCAAAAAACTTAAGTGATCCGGAAGCCACTAGCTGGCCAGTGAGTCCGTGGAATGTATTTAGGCGAGAAAAAAGCCGAAAGGCGCTCATGGGATGCCTTTTAAAAACTACTGGGGAGGGGGTTACTGGTCGGCGTTGTACAGTTGCGGTTGATTTGCAATGAGCGCATGGTGCGCCGCTTGACGTGCGGCACGGCGTGAAGCGCCAATAGCGCCTTTAGCGGCTAAGAAATCGGCTAAGAGGTTCGACGTACCGGCCTTGCGCGCGAGCAGGTTTCCTAGTGTTGTTGAGTTCAACGCGCGGCCCACTGTTGCGCCTCCGGCGATGGTGGCTAATGCGGGGATGAGTCCACCGGCAGCCACGCCGCCGCCGCCTAATATGCTCATAGAAAGTAAGCGGCCAGGGGTGCCTGAATCTGGTATTGGGTCTTTTAAGACGGTTTGGCCGACTTTTGCTAAATCGCGATAGTCTTGCGTTGCTTTGGGACCGCGTGCGTTAACCGCGCTCCATAATCCTGCTGGTGTAATGTCCGCGCGCGCGCCAGCGGGGCGCGTGAGTAGCTTTTCCAAGGTTTTAAAATTGTTGTACTGCTGGTTAGTTTTTGTAAGCAATGCAAGCGCTGCAACGTCGCCAGGATCATTAGACGTTTTTAGCGAGTGTTCTGCATCGTTAACAAGTTCTTTCCGCAAACGGCCTACATAGTGGCCGGTGGATGTGCCAGGCTGGACGCCTGCTAAATCACGCACCAACGTTTGATAGTTTCTGCCGCTAATGGGGCCTTCCTCTCCTGCGCGCACGATGTCATTAAAAATACGGTAAAACTGGTTTTGAACGATTTTCCCGCCGTCGGTGCCTAAATCTCGATACGCATCGTTCACTATGTCCTGCATACGTGCAGCCGCTTGGGGAGATAACGCGATGTTTCTATCGTCCCAAATCGCGTTATAGGTATCGTTAAAACGCTGTTTCTGGCTTGCTAACCAACGATCATCTAGCCGTTGTGTTGCATCGCCTACGTGGCGGGTTAATGCTGTGTTCCACGCGTTCTGCTGATTGCGCGCAGCCGCGTCTGCGCCGCTGAATGGCATGTATTTTGCGACACTAGCGGCGGTACGTAGCGGCGTGGATTGTGCGATCTGAGAAATATGCAGCGGAATGCCTTCGCGCTGCGCAATGTCGATATTAGCGCGTAAAATCGGATCGGCTTTACGCGCTAGGCTGCGCGCTGTGCCGTGTATAGCGCCGCTGGCGGCACGGCCTAACACGCCGCCTAAGGCGCCATAGCTTGCGTTCGTGAGCCGATTTTCTCCGGTGCGGGTTTCACCAAGTGCGCCATAGGCCGCCCCTTCTGCCGCCGCAATCCCGCCTTTAACGGCAAGTTTGGCTACGTTAGCTACTTTCCCAAGGGTGTTGAGCGCGGCCACTTCGGGGGTGCCCAATGGGAGGGTGGCGACATAGGGCAGCGCGCGGCCAATAAAGCCAGAAACGCCGTGGACGCCTTGTTGGGTGGGGGCGTCGGCGTCAATGCGCTGCTGCAAGCGGCGGCCTGCGGCGGAATCCTTAGACGTGACGAGCTGTTGCACTCCACGGCCTAAGCGGGTGAGTTCGGCCCCTGCGGCGATCAATGGGCGTTGGTACCAGGGGGAGGCGGCATAAACCTGCCGCGCAATAGCGGCTTCATCCACGGGAGCGGTATCAATAGGCTGTGCAGCGGCTGGGGCAGCGTCTTCGGGCGGGAGATCAGATAATCGTAATATGTTCGGCGCGGGTGCGTTTTCGTTGGTTTCCGGCGGGAGATCAGCTAATCGTAAGCGTTTCGGGGCGGGTGCGTTTTCGTTGGTTTCCGGCGGCAGCTCAGATAACCGTAAGCGTTTAGGTGCGGCCATTACGGCACCTCTTCCACATAAGGATCTCCAGGAGTCCCGCCCACAACGCGATAGCTTTTACCGCCACGGTGGATGATGTAGCCAACGCTATACGGTGGCGGGGTGTTTTTTATTTTTTCCATTGCTTTTTGGATTTCATTTAAGCTTTGTTCAAGCTTGGTGTGAGAAATCCCTGGGCTGAGCGAGTCAATAGAGTTTTGAATAACGGCTAATTCTTTTTCGCTCAATGCGCCGAAGCCGGTCGCACCTTGGGGGGAAAGTGCTTTTAATTTCGACATAACGCCTAATGCGATTTGCGCTTTTAAAACCTCTAATTGCGCTTGCGCGTCGCGCACGTCTGTATATGGGAAGGCGGCGCTCAGTCCGCCAAGAGGGGTGCCTAGTCCTTTATAGCCTGGAGAGTGTCGCAGGCGATCAATGGCACCAATGAGCGTCGTTGCTGACTCGACAGCGTCATGATGCCGCGCCAATGCGGCTTGCTGGTTTTGTTCGGCTTTTGCCTGTAGCGCGGCTTTTTTCGTCTCCGCCGCATCGCGCCTGGTTTCAGTATCCAGGGCTAGGCGTGCTTGACCTAGTGAAAGCTGGGCCTGTTGATACGGCGTGATGTGTTGGGACGGTTCCGGTTTTGGTTCAATGCCTGGAACAGGTTTAAACACGGGCGCACCGTCAGGGGTGAGTTGGACGAATCCGGCGCGGTCGGCGTCATAGTGCGGCTTTTCTTGTAGTGGTGCTTCAGCGACCAATTGGTTATTGGCGTCATAGCGTCTGGCACCTGGAGCAAGGGAATACGGTTGCGCGCTTTGTCCGGTGTGTGTCATCGCAATACGTGCTTTCGCTTCCTGGTCGAATGCTTCTGGGTCGTACTGTTCGGGGATCGGAATTTTAGCGGCTTGGGATTGGGGGGTGATAAATGTGTTGTAAAAATTTTGGCGCTGTTCGGGTGTGATAGTTGCGGTGGATAACCAGGCGCGGGCTAATTCGGTCGCGGTTTGCTGTTGTTTTTCTTGGGCAGCTTGTGCGTTTTTTTGGAATTGCTGCTGCAGTGCGTAGCCTGCTTGGGGATCGGCCTCAATTAACGAGCGTAGATACGTGTCGCGCTGTGTTGGATCGGTGGCGTTAAGGGTTTGGCCTAAAAGCCGATTCGTGGCGCGTTGTTTTCCTTCATCAAAACCACGTTTAACGTAGTCGTATACTTCTAACGGAGTGGCCATCGTCTAAGCTCCCCCTCCTTGGTTGTTTGCGTACCACTGATTGCGCCTATATGGATTGCTAATAAAAGCGTTATTCGCATACGGGTTATCTGCATAGATATTAGCGTTACTACTAAAAGGGTTGTTAACATCATCGCCTGTATACGCATTAGTATTGGCGTTGTTTCGTCCTTGATACCAATTGCCAAAGGCATTTCCTAGCGACGCGAGCGCGTCTGTCCTGTTATTGGCTGTTTGGTAATACGCGCCAGCGCGTGCGGCAGCAGCGTTGTTATATTGATTGCCGACGTTAGCAGCATAGGATTGGCCTACGCCGGCGAGTTGACTCGCCGCCGCTTGGCCGGAACCAGAAAGGCCCGCTAGCCGGTTCCAATAATTATTCAAATTCTGTGAGGCTAAGCCTTGGGCGAATTTCATAACATCGGCTTGGTGGCCTCCGGAATATAAGGAGCCACGGGCGGCGGCGCTGCGGTCTAGTCCTTGTAAGCCTTGATCAAGTGCGTAGGTGTAATCGGGTGCTTTTTCAAAGCCGGAGTAATCGCCGTTTAATACGGCTTGTTGGCCGGTGAGTGCGTTTTGTCCGGCGGTCAGCCACGGTAATTGATCTTGTCGGGCTTGGGTGTATTGGCGTTGCTGTTCGGCAATGGCTTCTTGGCTGGCGCGTGCTTGTGCGTTGCCTGCGCGTCTAGCCGCGTTGCCTTGAATGAGGCTGCCGATAACCGATGCAGCACCAGGAATGAGGGCTGACCACATGATGATAATTCCTCTAAAAAACGGTATTGATGTTGCGCGGCGGCGCTGTTTATGCCGGTCCTATTACAGCTTGCAATGACATAGCAAGCAGGTTCGCCACAACAGGATCAGTGACGCGAATATCAAACACCCAGCGCCGACCTTGCCCTAAGCGATAACGCCGCACACGTTTTTGATATACGCCAATGTCACCTAAATCACGCGCGACCCACGCGGACCAGTTGCAGCCGCCATCTTTGCTATAGCGGAGCAAAACGGTGCGCGTCATGTTGGACAATCCAAAGAGAAGCACCACTTGGTGCCCGTAATGGGGGAGTAGACACGCACTTCGGCGAAAGCGTCGGCGGTGGTTTTTATAAAGGTGGCGGTTTCGTAATTTTTCTGAGCAAATACGGTTTCAGGGGGGCCGCTACCACCGGCGCGAATTTCTGTGATTTTCTCTGGCGGCAATTCTTTGCTAGCCAGAATGACATTAAGCCAATTTTGGTAGAAGAGACTGCCGTAATAGCCGGTATCAAGTACTTTAACGCCGCCAATCCATACTTCAAATTTATCTGGATTTTCTGAAGGGGCAAAGGCGAGCGTTACTAAGCCGGTGGCACTGCCTAAACGCACGTGCACTATGTTAGGAAAGGCTTCACCGCCAGAATACACTTGCATGACGCCACACGGGATGAACTCGGCAGGCGGCTCGGTCGCGGGGGGCGGTTTTTCGATGGTGGGCGCAGGGGGATACCCCCCGTGTGCATCCGTACCAAATACGAGTTCTAAGGCATTCACGGTAAGCCGGTTTTGGTTGCCGTGAAAAACGCCGCTGACGCGGCGACGTTCGATGATGTGGCCGCCTTCCCACGGCATCAACCAATCTAAAATGTATAAGGTTCCGTTAGTAAAATCGCCTGCAATCCATTGGGTGTTATGGCGAATACAGCAGCTCATCCGCCAGCGGCGCATACCAAATGATTCGCGGCGGTGCCACTCTGCGGTGGCGGCGTCATAGCCCCACGTCATTCCATCTGGAAAGGACAGGTAATAGATTTGGTGGCCGCGATCTTCAAAGGTGAACGCAAAGGCTTCGGCGTGATTGCATCGGGCGATTGCTTGTTCCAATGGCTGGGTGCTAACGCGTACTGGTTGATAGCCGTCGAGGCGATACACGCTGCCATCATGGCCTAACCATACAACGGTATTCGCTAGGCGCTGCACGGTGGAGTGTGCCGCGCAACCAATCTGCATTTCAGTGCCGGAATGCCGTTGAAAGGTGCCGGTCACCGCGCCGGTGTTGATGAAGAATTCGCCGGTGCGCGCTCCTAAGATCAATACTTCACGGTGTATCACTATTAGGCCGATGATCGCATCCGGCGCGCTTTCTGCTTCATATCGATCTAGTGTGTTATAGCGCGTGGCGTCGGCAAGATCGGAATGAAACCAAAAGCGCCCCGCAGGTTCTACGCCAATGATGTAATTGTCCACATAGTCACAGGTTTTAAAGCCTGGGAACGCTGCATCGCTAATTTGTGTGGCTGCTGTTTCGGTGGCTGTGTTGTAGACGTAGCCAGAGACACCGTTAGCAATCGCTAGTGTGTTTCCTCCGGTGATTTGGTGATGTGCCATCACTACGCGATTACTGCCTGGGATGTTGCCGCGATGGGTGGCGGTGCCTGCGGCAGTGATTTGCCAGAGTGTGTTACCGACAACGGCGAATAATGTGCCTTCGACATCATGCAGGCCACGCACCGGCGCAGGGTGTGCAGGATCAGGAACGCAGAATAGGCGTGCACCAGGGGCGCAGCGCAGCATTGCCGGTGAGCGACCGCCGCTGCGTTCGGCTTTAACGGGTATCCAGTTCACTGTATCTTGCACGGTCCAAGGGAGCGTCTCATCGCTATATGCGCCGCCAATAATCGGGGCGTCGCGCCATTGCGCGATCATGAATCGTCTTCCACGATAGCGCGGGCGCGCTGCTGTGCTGGGCGCGGTAGGTCGTAGGTCATCCGTGCATCTTCGGCGCGAATCGCAGCGCTAATTAGGTTGGCTTTTTCATAGCGCGCGTGATCGATCACGGCTTGATCTAGTGGTGCGCCATACCGTGCGGCCAGCAGTACGGCGAGATTGCAGGCGATAGCAATATCTGCCTGTTTTGGCGCAGGAAGAATATCCGTTGGGTTGGTCACTTCATGCCAGCCAAGGGCAAGGTTATTCGCTTGCCAACTGTGCATCATGAGATTAAGCATGCGCATGGCCGTTGTTGCATCTTCAGCCTCTGCGGCCTCATTTGCATCTAATACACGCAGATAGCCAAGCGCATCTCTAATGATTTCAGCAACGGTAGACATGCGTTATTGCGTGACGCGGCAGGCGTGATCGGGACGCACTGCAACTGGTGTACCGAAGAGGACATCTATACGCGTGTGTTCCATATCGGCCCTGCCATCGCCAAAGCTCATCACGCGAACGCTAATGCCTTTGAGGGTGGCGGTATAGCCATCACAGTTGGCCAGCACCGGCAGCGGGACGAAGGCGGTTGCAAAGGCGTCTTCATGGAAGACAAGGTTTTGCACGGCAGACGTGGAAGGCGCGCCTACGAGTGTGAGCGGGGCACCATCTTTAGGCAATGCCGTTACCGTGCCTATCACCGTCGTTGAGGTAATCACAATGGGCGGATAGATAACGAGAATCCCCTCACCTTTGCGATAGTTGGTTGCGACTAAAAATTGCCGTAGGCGTCTGGTGGCTTCGCCGGTGATGGGATGTGTTTCAAAGACGTTGGGAAGGGTAAATAGGGTACCTTTGGTCAGTACGGTTTGCCCCGTTTTTATGTCGACTTTATTGTCATCAATACTGATATTAGCGCCTTGATTTCCGGTACCAACGACAACGAGGCCACTGCCTGGGCCGTTGGTATGTGTAGGCAGTGCCAGTTGTTTGTAAAACGCCACTCCGGCAAACGTGCCGACCGCATTTTTACTAAATTCACCGCGTATCTCATCAGAGGTATGAAATAGCGTTACGTTGGTTTCCGCTAATGCGTCATTAGCATCTGTTGAAAAATGCGCGCAGCGATCTGCTTCTGGGGCCAGATGGTTGTCTAACACGGATGCGGCATCGCGCCACTGTGGGCGTGTGCCTGGAATCACTCCCCAGGTGCCTACGACGTTCGGCGTTTGGAGGTACATTGCTTTCAGCAAATACGCATTCACTTTGCTTGATAGCGAGTTCATCGCCGGACGTAAAAAGCGTTTACTAAAGTCGGTTAGGTCTAATTTTTTTTCTTTGGCGGTAAACGTTAACGGAACGTGGTATTGCTGATCTACGACTAAATTAACGTAGGTTTCGCTCACTGAAGGGGCGTTAGCGTTTCTTTCTCCGGCGAAAGTAGCGCCGGAAAAAGCAACCGGCATCGGGGGGACCATTATTTTTACGGTGTCGCCTTTTTTATAGCCATTGATTTCCTCTCCAAATTCTTTGGAGCGGGTGGTATTAATGTTAGTAACGACGTTGTTTTGCTCGACCAACATTTTAGCGGACTCGCGCGCAATCATTTGATGGGTGAGTGCCTGGGTGCCCATGTGTATTCTCCTGAAATAGCGTGATAGGTTTTTTTCAATTAGCGTTTACGTCGTCTTTCTACATCGCGGGCGTACCAGTCTTCATCGGTCATTTTTTCTGGCGGGATGTCCGTTGGTGAGCGACCGGAGACGGTGGGCGGGGGCGGAGGTGCATTGCTGAGGGGTTTGCTGTGTGTTCTGCCGGTGAGCGGCACAACGTTTTTTTGGGGTACCGCTGGGGGGAAGGTGTTCAGGCGTGCCGCAAGGCGTTCGACGGCAGCGGCGAGGACTTCGGGCCGCATGGATGCTAAGGACCAGAGGTCATCTTCGTTATTAGCTAAGTGATAGGCGATTTCTGGGCCTTTTTCATGGGCGATAATCGCCGCTTGCAGTTCCACCGGAAGCAGTTCAGGGGCTATCGCGCTCACGGTTTCGTAAAAATCTTGATGCGTATCGGCAAACGCTGTAAGGCGCTGTTGGTAGGCGGCATAGGCTTGCCGTTGTTGGCGTTCTTCTTGTGTTTGTTGTTGTTCTTGTTGCCATTGTTGCCGCAAGTAATGAAGGCGGGCATCTAGAAAGGCGTTGAGGTCATAGTCGTACTGTTCAAGTTTGGGGGCGCTGTCGGATGTTGGCGGACCAGGGCGGGGTGTCGTGGTGTGGTACTGGCGTTCGAGTGCGTCCAGGCGCTGCCGTAGTTCGGCGTTTTCATTGCTAATGCGCTGTATAAATTCACGCGAGCGGTAGCGTTGTTTTTTTTCGGCATCCTGCTGCGTTAATGCGGTGTCATTGGTGGTGTGTTCGGTGTCGGGTGTGTGTTGTTGTTGTTCTAATTGCTCCGCTTGTGCGTCGTTTTTCGGTGGCTGTGGCGCATCCACAGCGGCGGCACCATTCGGCGATGTGGTGGTGTCTTCTGTCATGGTGTTTTCTCGTGTCGGCTTATGTCGGTGGGGGTCCAGGCATTAAAAAACCGCCTTGCGGCGGGGGGGGTGTTTGTTGTTGTTGCTGTTGTTGTTGGGGCGGCGGCGGGATGCCTCCAGGCGCGGGCATGGGCGCGCCTACTGCTTGGGCGGTGAGGGCGTTTCGTAGCTGTTGCTGTGTGGCTTCAGCTTGCTGGTGTTGGGCGCGTGCCTCGGATAAGCCTGCATCGGCGGTTACCTTTTTGAGCTGTGCAAGTTGCATTGGGTTGGGCTGTGGCGGCTCAGGCGGTTTATCACCTTCTTTCGGCGGTAGTACGCCTTGGGATACAAGCAGTTTCCGGAAGGCCGCGCGCACTTCATCCATGCCTGGCAAATCCATGTTTTGCACGCCTGCGTAAGCTAAAACCGCTGCGATTTGTGGGGCGGCTCCGCTGACTTGTGCGGCAAGTTGCATCATGGCCTCTGCTGCTTCCATGCGTTGGGTGGCGTAACTCGGGCCAACGGTGACCACTACATCGTATTTTCCTTTGCGGATGTCATTCAGTACGACGCGGCGGCCTGTCATTGGGTCGTGCACTTCTTGATAAAGCTGTTTCCATTTTTCGCCGCCGTCGTCACCTAACACCCGTACCGCGCGGGGGGTGTCGTAGACGCGAGGAACCATATCTACAAGAATTTCATAGGTGTAACGCACGGCGTAGGCAAGATTATCAACATAGTTAAACGTGGCCACCGCGCCTTGTTGTTTGCGGCTGTTAATGGCGATGCCGCTCGTTTCATTGCTGCGTGCGCCTAAGCTTGCATCATATAAACCGGTGGAGGCTTTCACGTCGTCGTTATCCATTCCGGCCAGTTGGATTAAGGCCGCTGGAACTTGTGCTTGTTCGATCCGTCGTGGGGCTGCGCCACCGCATTTAACGATATTAGCGAGCAGGAAGGGAAAATCTTCGGCGTTGGCGTCTTTCCACATAGTTTCGTGACCGGCGATCATCTCTGGATCAACAATAAACGGTGCTTTAGGGGCTTTGGCGACGGCTTCCACTAAGGCGGAGCGGTGCAAGTTATGTAGGCGTTGTTGGTCTTTGCTAAAGCGCACCATACCGGACCAATAATCGGCACCGTCGATATTTTCAATATTCCCCCACACGGGAATGATGGGAATAAATTTGCAGGGAAAATCATAGGGGGTGGTTAGCCAGCTTTGGCCGTTGGTCAGGCGCATACGGATGCGATGCCCTTCCACGGTACGCGTGCGCTCAATCTGTAGGCCTGCCTGTGCTAGAAATGCTTTTGCATCGGCTTCGTTTTCTCCGGCCTCTTTTGCGATGTCATCGGCGAAAATAACGCGGCCATCCGATAGGGCTAATAGTTCGCGTTTACGTGGTTCTTTCCACCAATATTCAGCAATCCGTATTTGTTTTGCGTCGCGCCAGCCTTTAATGCGTGTATCGCCGTCGAAGTCGGTCACTTCGGCATCAGGGAAACGCCGCTCGAAATCGGCGCGCGGTAGTAGTTCTTCTACAAATGCGTAATTAGCATCACGTCGATCAATTTCAATCGCGGCGGGATCGAATTTTATGGCAAAGGGGTTGCGTACGGCTTTAATGCGGATGTCTAGCTCGAAGTCGTCTTCTTCTAGATAGTCGGTTGTGATGCGCAAGGCTCCAAAGCCGCCTTTTACGGCTTTTTCATAGGCTATATCGTAGGCGTGATCGGCGTTGGAGGTGCTTTCGATATTTCTGCAAATGCCTTGCATGATTTCAGCGAGGCCGTGATCGGCTTCTTCTACGCCGCGCACTTTGGCCGAAGGGCGTTGCTGGCGCATTTCGTTAATCACTTGCTGTGTATGTAGGCGCAGTTTAGGAAATTCATACGATGGCCTGTTTTTGCGGCGGCGTTTGTGTTCAGGGTCCCATTGGCTGCCAGGCACTGTTACGAAGGTAATATCATCGCGTGCTTGGTCGTACAGGTCGCGGCAATACTCGCTAGCAAGCTGGTACCGTGAACGCATTTCGGTTAATGCGTCTGTGTCTTTTTGTGTGGAAGAAGCCATGATTAATAATCAACGGTGTACTCATAGACGGCTAGTTGTACGGGGTTGGCGATTTTGGCATAGCGCCGCATCATCATTGCGTACCGTGTGGCGCTGAGTAGATCATCATGGCGTTTGGTAATCCGTCCGTTGTCGCGGTGGTAGAGGGAGCACTCTTCAAACCATTCCGCAAGATGGCTAAATACTTTGAGGCGTCCGGTGTGCATGCGGTCTAGCATCTCTGTCACACCGGCTTCTACTCCGTTGGTACCGTCTTCAAAGGTGGCGCGCTGCGGCAGCATGGCTAAGCCTTGTTGGCGGTATTGTTCGGCGAGTTGGTCGCCGCTGCCTTTGTCGTGTTGTAGGCCGTCATGGGGCCAGGCCCACGGCAGGGTAACGCCCCAGGGTTTCAGTGCGGCGGCGTGAATGATCGGCGTGGCTTCGCGTTTGCGATAGGCACACACTACATAAAGGATGTCCGCGTCGCGATCCCACGCGAGTTTAACGGCAGCGAAGGGGTGGTCGTAGCCAAAATCCATACCGCCGATAAGTGCCCATTGGGCGGGAATGGCGAACGGGGTAACGCTGATGTCTTCTTGAGCAATAGGAAACACGCGACCGCTGCCTAATGCCGGAACGCCTTGGGTGCGGGCGTCGCGTTCGTGGGGTGGGTAGCTTGCGGTGATGCGTGCGCACTCTTCGGCGGAATAGTGTTCGGCGTCTTCAATGCTCATCTGTATATAGCCACGGTCTGCGGCGTCTTCCGTTAAAAAGCGCCGTACAACGGTTGACATGCCTTTGAGCGGCGTAAACGTCATAAAGACGGGGCCGAAGCTGCGATTAGTGCGGGTGATGCCTTCAAAGTAGACATCTTCGGGGGGTTCTTCGTCGAACCATACCCAATGAACGGTATCTGCTTGCCACTTTTCGCGGCCTTGGTCGAAGGATTTGAGCGAGACGGAGCTACGCGCGCCGGTGCTATGGCGAACATAGATGGTATCGACCAGCTCAGGGACGCCACGCGCCCACGTCACGGCATCAATACACGCGCCAGGAATCGCGCCGGTGCCTAATTCTGTCTTGGGATCGCGTCCAAGCAACACGCGCTGCACGCCACGCCGCGTTAACTCGCCTGTTTCCGAACCAGCAAGGCCGTGATTAGCGCTCGTAAAGCGCTTGCCTTGCCACCAGTCAGGGTAGCGGCCCGTAAGATGGATAGCTGCCTCGTATCCGGCGCACAAGGTTTTGCCAGATTGGTTGGCCGCGATTAATAAGCGTTCGCGCACGGTCGCGCCCAGTGCATGAAACGCGCGTTGTTTAGGATAGGGGGCGTAGTCGGCGAGTTGGTTAGTGTAACGGCGGCGCGTTTTTTCTTTGAGCAACAACGTTAATGCCTGCTTCGGCGGCAAGCGTTGCAATGGCTGCATCCAATTCGGCATCATCAGCACTTTTAAGCGCAAAATCACCTGCGATATGTGTTTCCGTAGGAATCAAGCGCGCAGCAAGTTTATAGAACTCCGTCCGGTTGGCACGCGCCCACTTGGCCAAGGCCGGAACACCCCCTAGGCGGTCAAACGCTTCTAAAAAGGCGTCTTTAATCGCTTGCGTGTTGCGGTTTTTGCTACCAATACGCCTACCGCTAGGATTACCAGAAGAGCCTTTTAACCATACCACTATTGTACTTCCACCTTTAACGTACGCTTACTAATAACACCATCGGTTAACTTCATTACCAAAAGCACGTCACTACTCCCCCAAAGTTTGCTTTTAAACACGAGGTTAAACGAGGTCGGACAGTCCCCTGACGGTTCTATTAACTCTATATCGAAACACTTGCTATCTGCCCCAGATAGTTCGATCGAAGACAAGTACACATCATCTGCTGGCCTACGGGGATGCCGTGGCATGCTCAAACGTATGAGGTACTCCACTATAGAATTGGTGGGCAACGTTATTTGATACGGTTCTATTTCTTCGCTGTAAGGGTAAAAAAAGGTTGACCGTTTAATAGGCTGAACACTCATGGGCGCACCTGGGGACTGTCGGAACGCAGGCTGTTAGGATGTCCGGCAGTGCCAGTTAACCCCACGACCTCCACGCAAAGGGACAGCACAGCAGTAACGCCGTTAGATAGGGTTATCGTCGCCGTGAGCGTTTTTTTACCGTAACACCGCCCAATAAACACGATGCCAAACGAACGCGCGCGGCGCGTGTGTGGCCGTTTTAACTGAGTAACAAAGTGCTTCGTATTCACGCCGCTTAGCGTGAATGAAGAGATGAACGCCTTATCTGAATGCGAGTAACACAACGAGATGTAGCACTCCGCTGTGGCTTTCTCGCCCACTGCGATGTGATACAACTCCTCGTTCTCTACGCCGTGAGGGTCAATAAAGATCAAAGCTCCAGCACTCACGGAAGCCCCCCAGCGCGGCGGCACGGTGTTGCTGGCCGCTGGGCCATCAGCCAGCGTATATCGGTTTGCATGCGCGAGAGTGTGCGGCTGTCGTTGTCGTGTAGAACGCGTAGTTGAGTAATTGCAGCGTCTTGCTTGGCGTTAGTCGCAGCCTGTTCGTGTAGTACGCTTTCCATATGCGTTAACCTTTGATTAGGTTGTGATAGACGTTGCTCTGATTTTGTGTCGCCTGTCAAGTTTAATACAGCATGTGCTGCAAGCGCTACTAACGAAGCAATCAACACATAGGAAAAAAGCAAACGCGTGCTAGGAAGATAGGCCGCGATGCGGCGAAGGGCAGCCACACTCATTTTATTTCCCACCAGTGCCGAGCTTGGGCGCAATGAAGTTCTGAATGAGTTCTAGCGTGTGGGGGGTGTCGATTAATCCGGAGGCAATCACGGCGGCCACAGTAATTGACTGGCTTAGCTTAAATTCTTCACAAACACACATCACTAATAAGCCTACAAAGCCGCTCATAGCTGCCTCAATCAGCACGCGGGAAACGGCCAGCGTCTGCTTAGCATCAATCACGCGCATGACGTAGCTCAGTGTTCCGGTGAGCAACGAAAGGGCGACGTAAAACGCTTCGGGCCACCAGGTAGGCAGTGTAGAAACGTCAATCACCTTAAGCCTTCTTCGTTGCGGCACGCTGTGCTTTTACTTTGTTCAAATGCGCTTGATATTCCTCTCGCCACGTCGTATTACCTTCAAAAAACGCACGTTCTGCCACACGCCGGTTAATCAAGCCTTGAGATTCACGCTTCACCCCTGTTTTAGGATCGGTAAGACATTTCCACACCTTAAATTGCTCGGCAGCCCCGGCAACGTCACCAGCATTGAGCTTGCGCAGTAACGTTGATTTCTGAAACGCGCCCACGCCGATATTGAAGCTCAGCGATACCAGCGCATCAAACTGCTTTTGCGACAACGGCACGCGCACTAGTCGCCTTACCGCTGGCTCAAATTCTTTCGCTAAGCGTGCGCGTAATCGCGCATCCGCTTCCCGCTCATTAGCGAGCTTCATCCCAGGCACCACGTGCTTCCCAGTCTCGCCGTAGCCAATGGTCCATACACCGGCATCACATCGGTAGGCATGCAACCGCAGCCCTTCTAAAAACTTAATGAGGCTAATGCCTTCGTCGCTAATCGTTTGCATGTGTATGCGCCACCACGCAAAAAACCGCCCGAAGGCGGTATATGGTCAATAGAAAATCCGGTAGAACGCGCTTTTACTCAGCGGCGCGTTACGCCCTATCTGCTAAACGCTGCTTCGCTACATCGCAGTAATACGGTGCAATCTCCATCCCAATAAATCGGTGTCCGGCACGCAACGCAGCAACGCCGGTTGTGCCGCTGCCTGCAAACGGATCAAGGACCGTAGAAGCAGGCGGCACAATTTTTATTAGATGATCCATCAGTGCTAACGGCTTTCCGACTTGGTGCCGCTTTTCGCGGGGCGCTGTGCCGGTAGCAAAAACGCCTACCGGCGTGACCGGATGCGCTTTCGCATTCATCAAGCCACAGGACGCCCAGACGATAAACTCGGCTTGGCTACGGAACCGGCCTAGCTGGGGACGACATGCGGGCGTTTTATCCCATACCACAACCCCCTGCCACGCCCAGCCTGCACTCTGTACGGCATCGGTGAGCGTCGGCAGCATCCGCCAATCAGTAAACACTAAAAGCACGCCCCCAGGCCGCGTAACGCGGCGACACTCCGAAAGCCATTGGCTGGACCACGCTAAAAAACCGCGATGGTCGCGGAAGTCGCAATCAAAATCAGGGGCAACGTGTTTCGTGCCGTTGTTGATATATTTTTTTTTCGTGGGCTTAAAGCGATCCGCCATCCGCATAGCGCCCGAACAGTACGGCGGATCGGTAATCACCGCGTCCACGCTTGCGCTGTCTAAATCGCAAAGCAGCCGCAGCGCGTCGCCTTCGTGCAGCCGGTACGCAGCAGATGACGCAACAATCATAGGGCTTTAGTGCCTAAAATAGGTGTACTGACACCGCATCAGTACACCTGACAGTATGTAACCATTATAACCCATTGTTTTATAAAGGAATTACCATAAGGAAACTACGATCATTTCCGCAATCATTTCCGCAACTATTTAGTGATTTTACTAAATCACTTCCGCACTGGCGAAAACGGACACAAAAAAACCGCCTTTAGGCGGTTTTCATGGCTTTATCCGAGTTAAAAAGGCCCCGCCCTGCGTTATGGGGACAGAGCAGGGCAATGGAGTTCTCAAAAGCAGCGTTAGCGAAACAAACATAGCGCAACTCTTGGGAGACTATAGGAAAAAGTATTGGACAATCAAGCCAACACTACGCGGCATCTTCCCGTAACGCCGCTTTCAGCTCCGCCGCCGCGCGCTGTTCCGCCGCGCGTAGCGTGTCTAATAGCCATTCGTACACACCGCGCCACTTTTTGCAGTACGTAGACACATCACGGCCAAGCGCCGC